TTATTCAGATAATTTTTCCAGATCAAAATGAATATGACTTGGTATAACCCTTGAGGCATCATCAGTTATAGATTCTGTTATTATTATCGTATCAGATGTGTAACCATCCTTAGTTGCAACAAATTCGTAAACTGACAAGAAACCAAAAACATCTTTAATATATGCATCAAATGGTGTTGAACCTATGTAGTTCCCATTTAAGGAAACACTACAATTTGGAGGAGATGAGGTAATGCGTGTTTTGGCAGCACAGCCACTTATTAGTAAAGCGAAAAAAATAAATAAAAGTAAAAAGAATAATTTTTCCCTTTTCATTACTACCTCTTAATAATTTCGTATTTAAGTAAAATATTAGTATTTCTACAGTGCCTAACGGCTGCGATCAACGGAAAATTGGCCACAGGCCAACTTTTCCACTGAATTGCTTTGTTGTGCGATTTGTTCCCATATTTTAAGTGGTTACAAAGTGGCTATTGAGCGTGGCGCGTGCTGGTAAAATAACTCTGCACAGTTGCACCTTCCTTTGCTTGGGTAAATAATCGAACGCCCGATTGACCTCTCACCTATTGTTTTTACCCAATTAGTAACCTTCTCAGTTTCGCCTTTATAACTCGGCTTCAAAAAGCCGTCTGTTAATTCTCCGAATTTGCGCAGAAAAAAAGACATAAAGTCAGCCACCTGGATTAGAGGCACTTCCTTTGAATCACCGAAATATGGGACATCTACCATTTGGTCGAGAGGAGTTTGTTTTCTGCCTTTTCTGTAAAATGTCTCGCTCCATGCTGGTGGATTGTTGATGAGATCTGTAAACCTCATTTGCTCTCTTTCCTCATTATCGAAGATAAAAATCGTATTTCCTTTATTTTTATTTTCGCTTTGATATTTTTTCTGCATCGAAAGAACCAAATGAAACCCAAGAAATCTCCAAAGGGTGTTAAGCTCAGTTGGGATCTTTCCAGCAGCAAGGTTTGCGTAATATGTTTCTTTTACCGCGCTTGAATAAACAAAGTGATGCTTCCTCTCTTTTATCCATTTAAAAACGAGGCTGATTACTTCAGATCTCTTATTCCCCTCCATTCCATGCCAAACACCACTGCCTGCATAAAAATTTCTGGTATGTAATTCGCTTAATTTTTTACCAATTGCCGTAGATAAACTTTCTAGCAAGTCACCCCAATGTTCTTTTGTAACATGCATTCTTTGAGAATCGACAACTACACCAACCAAGACGGCAATTGGTTCGTCTCCTGTACCACTCTCATCGCAGTAGCAAATTTTCATAGAGTCTCATCTTATGATTTGAATGCACAACTTCTTGGAACTTCAAATAATTTTGTCTATTTTTAAATTTATTTTAGTCGTTACTTTTATCGAAACTACAAATTGTTAAGTTTTGCGATAGGTAGAAATACCTAAATGATTTTAGGTAATTTTACTAATTGAATTGGGTGGTTACGCTATGGTATCTATCCGATTTTTTGTTATCAACCTGCTGCACCCTCCTCAAAGGAATCACTTGCCCCCTTTTTCGCCTCTTCTTGTTCGTGGTATTCTTCTAACTCTGGGAAATGTTTAAGCATTTCTACCCTGAACCAGGCCATCCTGTCAGGGTTTTTAGATATCATTTTTATAAGCCATTTCTTAATTGTTGTTATGAATGGATCTTCTAAGTATCCGATATTATTATTTTCTTTTTTGTTACCTTCAGCTTCGTTACCTTTGTATTTTGGGCCTTCACCCAAAAGAAGCCAGTTTGGTAAAATATTAAACTCTGTACAAATTCTAGCCATTAACTCCATGCTTGGTGACGCTTTCCCGTTTTCGTAACGCATTATTGAATTTCGACATGAGCCTATTTTTTGCGCAAACTTCTCTCTACTCAAACCACCTCGCACAAATTTTATCCTTTCCCCGATTGCTTTTTTCAAGTCATCATTCATAGGCTTTAACGTTTGGTTAATATTAATTTAGTCCTGCATAAAGTCCTGCATAATGGTGAAAACGCAGGACTTTATATAACTAGTTGAATAAACAGGTAGAAGCTGAATTAATTAGCAAAAGAGAACAAAGTTAAGTCCTGCGCAAATTTTGAGCTTGACTGTGCACAATATTTGCGCTAATACTATATACAGATGTGATACTTATCACATGTTTAAGTTACTGTTTTTTGGGACTTGGGTCAACGTCCATCAGCGTAAAAGATCGGATAGTGATGGAGAGTCGGCCTGGATAGTGAAAAAAAAACGTCTCTTCTCATCACCAAAGCTTCATGAAAATAGCCAAAAAGACGGATGTCTAAACAGCTGAATCTATTTAACCAAATAAGTTTCAACATCAACAGGTCACTCAGTGACCAGATGGCTCAGTCGGTCAAGCAAAGCGGATTATCAAGAGACGAAGTGCTTGACCGAATGAACGATCTGGCCGACCGATACGGCGTCCGCCTTCTCAAGGGAAACGGTCAATCCCTGACCATGGCCACGTTCGAAAAGTGGCTGAACCCTAATGCCAAGGAATATATCCCTTCACCAAACGCACTGGTCGTTTTTTGCGGCGCGGTCGAAGACCTGGAACCAATGCGAGTCCTCTTATCTCCACTTGGCGGATTGATAATAGAAGAACAGGACGTCAAACTGCTGCAGTGGGCAAAACATTATCAAAGGGCAAAAAAAGAGCGCATACAAATGCGCCGACTGGAACCCGAACTGTAAAGGATGAAAAATGGAAATAACAAGAGTCGATAAGGAAGAAATGCCACTGTCCAGAAATGAGCAAAGACGACTGGCAGAACTTGAAGCTGTAGTCGATACTAATCTCAAAGGATATATAAATGTCGGCATGGCACTGGCTGAAATTAGAGACTCCCGCCTTTACCGTTTCGAATACAAAACCTTTGACGAGTACATGATCCAAGTGTGGGACGTCAAAGCAAAACGTGCCTATCAATTAATCAAGAGCGCCGAAGCTGCCAAGAACTTGGAGATGATCCAACTGGAGGAAGAGAACCAAATGTCTACCATGGTAGACATTCTCCCAACCAGCGAACGTCAGATCCGGCCGCTTGTCCCCTTTTCCAAAGAAGAACAGATCGAGATCTGGAAACGAGTCCTTGATACCTCATCAACAGAAAATATCCGGATCACATCTGACCTCGTCGAGAAATGCGTCCGTGAATACAAACAGACTCCAATAAAAGAAGAGATCAAAAGATTAAAGGCCAGGGGGCATAACGGCCAGAAGATCTCTGCCGAAATGGACGAAGCCTTCAGACAGTTTGTTTCCGTTATTGAAACTGAGATCAATAACGGCTGGCGCAACACCAGCAAAAAAATGCTTATCGAAAATTTGAGGGCATTACTGGCAGCCGCAGAAGAACTCTAGCGACAAAGGCAAAGCATAATGAAAAAAACTGTCAGGATCAGGAAGATTATAAAAAAAGACCGCAGCAAAGCACGTGGCTGGCTCGCGGAACGCAGCATATCACTGGTTAATATCCAGAGGGCTATCGGCCATAGACAACTGACCCAGACATCCGAGACCGTAAACGGCTGGCGAAACAGCAGAGCTGTTTTAAGCTACCTCCTGGACCTGGGCTGCCCGGCTGAATACCTGGACCTTCCTGATGATATGCGGGAGGCCGCGGCATGAAACAGACAGTTATTCTGAGTGAACTGGCAACAGCAACCGGTAAACATGAGACAACAATCCGTCGTGCCCTGGACAAGAAAAACTGTCCCTACACCTGGCGATATGTCAGAGGCGGTAGGTGTAAATATTTTTTCGTTTCTCACCTCCCTGAATCCTACAGGATCGCACTGGCAAGAGCCAATGTTTCACAGAGTGCTTTTACATCTCATAATCCAAATGCAACCGCAGGCGCGATCGCCGGAGCAAAAGTGGCCCAGACCAAAGCAATAAATAACGAGAAAGAACGCATCAAAAAAGAACGTCTCCTTGCCCGTTTTCATGAATATTCAATTGAAGAACAGGAAAAAGCCTATGCCAGGCGTGATGTTCTGCTGACCTGGCAGGCATATGTTGAGCAGGCAGGTTGTACCAGAAAAAAAGCTACCCAATATTTCTGCAGACATTTCAATGAAGGCGAGATCAACCTCTCTGAGGTAATCCGAAAATATTTAAAAACCGTTTCCTGGTCGAACTTAAAAAGATGGCAGGCAGCATATAAAGAAAAAGGCATTACAGGTCTGGTCAACGGCTACTGCAATCCTAATAAGGGCGCAACTTCTCTTGGCAATGACCAACAGGACTTTGCCGTCTCCATGATCGTCAAGTATCCGGACTGTTCATTAAAGATGATCATGGATGCCATGGCAACACGTTTTACAGACTTGCCGAGCTACAGCACAGTCCGGCGTTTTCTACGCAAATGGAAAACAGAAAACAAGAGTCTATACCTTCTCATGACCAACCCGGACGCCTGGAAGAGCAAACATATGTACGCGGCAGGAGATGCCTCAGAGAAGATCATTCGGCTCAACCAAGTGTGGGAGTTCGACTCCACACCTGCCGACGTAATGCTTGCTGACGGCCGCCATTCAATTATCGGCGTAATAGACGTGTTCACCAGGCGGTTCAAACTGCTCGTCTCAAAGACCTCAAAGTCATCAGCAGTAGCAGCCTTAGTCAGACGCGCAATCCTTGACTGGGGTGTGCCGGAAATCGCCAAGACGGACAACGGCTCCGACTATGTCTCCAACCATATCACCCAGGTCTTTGAGACCCTGGAGATCGAACAGCTGCTCTGCCCGCCTTTTACTCCGGAAGCAAAACCGCATATCGAACGTGCTTTCCGAACCTTTTCCCACTCCATAGCTCCACTTTTACCTGGATACATAGGCCATAATGTAAGTGACCGCAAAGCGATCGAGGCGCGCAAGAGTTTTGCCGACAGACTGATGAAACGCGAAGAGATCGTAGAAATCAAGATGACGGCAGAGGAACTGCAGACCTTATGCGACCGCTGGTGCAATGCGATGTATCACCAGGAGCCGCACAGGAGCCTGGACAATAAGAGCCCGGTGGAAGTAGCACGGATCTGGCAGGGAGTTGAGCGGCGGATAGAGGACGAACGCGCACTTGATATCCTGCTGGCTGAAGTCCCCGGCAACGGCGGAGTTCGAACTGTACGAAAGAAAGGCGTCCGGGTTGATAGGATCAGATATTTCTCCGAGGAAATCGCAAGCCTTGCCGGTCAGGATGTTCGGGTCAAGCTGGACAAAACCGACCTGGGCACGATCTATCTGTTCTCTGAAGATTGGAAGTATCTGGGCGCTGCCTATGACCCACTGAGAAAGGGCCTTGACCGCGCTGAAGAGGCGGCAAAACTGAAGGCCACTCAGAAGAAGCTCATGAGCGAAGGCCGCAAGGAGCTGAAAAAGCTGGTCAGGAAACAGGCGCTCGACAACATGCATGAGCGTATCCTGGAACACCGCGAGGCAGAATTTGCCAACGTGATCGAATTCCCTAAACCGTCTGAAACATATACCACCAATGCTCTTGAGGAAGCCGGGAAAGCGGCTGAAGCAGTAATGAGAGACCGGCGTGAAGACCGGGCAATCGACAATATTATCGCCCAAGGGCTGCTTGCAACAGAGCAGCAGGAACAAAAACTAAAACCCGTTGTCAACCAGAAGAAAAAGAACAGCAAGGTTGTGCCGATATTTACAACCAAAAGTGATCAATACAACTGGATTAAAACCCGTGAGCGGAAAATTCAAGGGCTGACCCAGCAGGAATATGACTGGTTAACAGAATATTATAAAGAGCCTGGTGGCATGATGTATCTGACGCTTGAGGGTGACCTGCGTGAAAAAATGGGGCTCCGAAACCTTGTGGAAGCAGAAGGATGATAAAAAGCGGCCGGATGTTTTTTGGAGAGCGATAAAAACATCCGGCCTAACGTGAAACTATTTGAATTAGTTTAGGAGGATTCTAACGGATGAAATCGACGTTTGCAATGACAAAAAATGTACGTCGTTTTATGGCCGGGATGGAGATTTTAAGAACTCCTATCAAGGGGAAATATGGTCTTATGCTTGCCTATGGCCCTCCGGGCTGCGGTAAAACTGAGATTGGCGACTGGTATAACTCTCAGCATAGCTTTCCGTATGTGAGAGCGCTAAAAACCTCCACCCACCGATCCATATTGTCTGACCTGGTAGGTTCCTTGAAGGAGGTACCTACTTTCCGCACAAATACTCTGTTTGAGCAGGTTTTGAATATTCTTGATGAGTTCTCCCCTCCCATCATTATTGATGAGGTCGACTATCTGGTTAAGTCCGATGTTATTGAAACCATCCGAGACATCAGCGACATGACTAATGTACCCATTGTGTTAATGGGCATGGAAAATCTTGATGGAAGACTGAGAAGTTACCGCCATCTGTATGACAGGATCAGAGCGGTGGTCAAACTTGAACTGTTTGATGAAGAAGAGATCAGAAATCTAGCCGAACAGATCTGTGAGGTCAATATTGATGATTCGGGGATTAGATTTATCAAGCATCATGGCCAAGGCAAGCTGAGGCTGACAGTTTCCTGGTTTGGACAGGCCGAAAGTATAGTCAAACACAACAAGGGTATTGAAACAGTAGGAGCCGAGCACTTGCAGGTATATCTGAAGAAGGAGAAGAAAAAATGACAGTGCTGGACCCTGTAATTCATTTCCTTCTGCTGAGCGCCCGCAAGAAGGTGACTCTTGACCAGGTTGTTGAGGGCACAGAGTTTCCACGCAAGGCGGTCCTCCGGATCTTGGACAAGCTGTCAAAAGAGGGATTTCTGGAACAGATAGGAGATGAACCCCTGCCCCGTATGAATAGAGAATATGGGCCCATAAAACGTAATCCCACCTGGTTGATTATTGGTGATGTATCTGAGCGTCCCAAGATGCGTCCTAAGAGAGATACCCTGCGTGATAAAATCTGGCGGCGGATCTGGCGACAGAAACGGGGATTTACCCGTACTGATTTGATGAGATCGTCAGGAGCGGGCGTATCAACTGTTGAGGATTTTACCAAGCTGCTTGAACGTAACAACATTCTCAAAACTATAGGCAAAAAAGGAAACCAGAAAGTGTTTGCTGTTACTAAAAAAGCAACGGCAAAGAGACCATGGGTAGGTGAAAAAATGACAGATGAAAAAAAGAAAGAACTAGAGCTAGGCGATGGCTGGCTGAAGATATTAGAGCAGCGGGTTGACAAGATAGGCAATGCTGCCACAGCACGGGAGCTTGGTATATCTCCGACAGCGATCTCATTGTTGTTGAACAACAGATATCCAGCAGGAATTGAAAAGATGGCAAAGCGTGTCATGAAAATGTATGGCCAGGGCGGCAAGGTACAGTGTCCGGTGCAAATGGAAATCTCACCGGAAAAGTGTGCAGACACCTACAATAAAGCCAAGAAAATTGGAGTGAGGTGTGGAAATCCCAGGCTAATCCGTCTGTATAAAACCTGTATTAAATGCGATTTAAGAAACAGTTAAAGGAGGCCATTATGAATAATCAGATAGTTGAGATTTTGACAGGGATCTCTGAGATACAGTCCGATCTGGCCGGTAAGGGAAACCATGAGATTATCGAACGGTTGTCTGCCCTGAAATCAACGGCCCTCAAGCTGATGGAACAAGGGACGAACGAGTTCGACATCCTGAAAGGCTACAGGCAGGACACAATAGACCAGGCGTATCGCTTACATGAGATACTTGAAAATGTTTCTTCCATGCCGGACAGCGAACTCTTCAGAGTTTCATTTGCAGCTGAGGCCCTGGCTGCCAAGATCAGAAAGTACTACGAGTTGCGCAGCCATGTTGCCGTCGGAGAGATTGCAAAGAAAGCGGACATTATTGAAACCAAGGAGAACGAAGCACGGCAGGAGGCTGCCAGGCAGGCGGAAAACTTAAAGCAACACAGGCGACTTCAAGAGGTGCAGTGATGGCAAAAAAAGACGACAAAGGCCGCTGGATCGATCCTATCGGAAATCCGATACCTGTGAAATATGTAGATAAGACCGCAAAATTACGCGACCAGATGATTGAACGACATGTTCGTCAGGCCCTCCTTATATATGACAGGCTTTATAAATTTAAAGTCAATGTACGAGCAGATCTCGCAAAGTACTTGGACTGGCTTGCAACAAGCCATGGAGAGGATGCTCTCAATCCAGGTGGCAACTACATCCTGCCAGGTTTCAGCGGAGACAAACGGCTGTGTATCAAAGTCCATAAGCTTATTGATTTTGATGAGCGATTGCACCTGGCCAAACAGAAGATCGATCGCTGCCTGGAGAAATGGAGCGAGGGCGCTGACGATAACCTGAAAGCAGTTGTTTATCGTGCCTTTGAAGTCAATGAAAAAGGTAAGCTTGACGCAAAAAGTATTCTACATCTGCGCACCGTAAAAATTAAAGATAAAGAGTGGCAGAGCGCCATGGAGCTGATTGCAGATGCAATCCTTATATCCGGTTCAAAGACTTATTTTCATTTTCAGCAGCGTGACAAAGAAGGTGCCTGGAAAACCATCCGGCTTAATCTTGCTAGTGTTTGAGGTTACTGATCCTAAAACGGGCAATCAAGAGGAGGAGCTGAAAATGACAAAATACGAATGGTTGGCGCTTTGCTCGGTTTGGACAATCTATGCCTTGAGGGTGTTTTAAATCATGAAACAGACATGTCCAGCTTGTGGGGCGATCGCCAGCGCTGAAGCTTGGGAGAATGATACCAACAGCAGGCATGCGAATGCTGCAATGCTTGATTTGCCAGCACCTTTACACAGATATATAAAAAGTTATCTATCGCTATTCCGGCCGCAAAGTAGTGCTTTGAACTGGGCGAAGGCGCACCGTTTGACGGAAGAATTATTGAAGCTGGTCGCGACAGGAAATGTACAGGTCCAGGGAAAAGTCTCCCGTCCTTGTCCTCCCCGAATCTGGGCCTTGGCAATTGAGCAGATGATCGAGCGGAGGCAGCAATTACAGCGGCCATTGAAGAACCACAATTATCTGCGGCATATTGCCTGGAGCCTGGCGGACAAGGAAGACAGAAGTCAGGAGTCAAGAATCAGAAAGGCTGAGGGTAACGGGAGCTATCGTCACCAAGATGGAGAGGTCTCGGAGATCATGCGCAAGTATGACCAAATACACGGCAGGAGCTGATATGAAAACAATAGCACTTAGAATATTGGGCGTGTTGGCTGCGGCCTTGATCGTTGTTGACGCTGGGGCTTGGTACCAGCAAAGCGCCGCTTATGGCGAGTATGGTCAGGGTTATGTGCAGGCGGCGCTTATTGAGATATTTTTGGCATTGGCGATCAGCGTCAAACTGAACACCCGGCTTGCCAACCTGGCAATCAACCTGTTGACGGTTTTGTTGTTTAGTTTGGCAGTTTCTGTTTCTGCTTTACAGACAGCTTTACCTGCCTGGGACAAGATAGCCGATATAGACAGGGACACGCGGATCGCGGTGGTGCTAAGTGATGGACTTAGTCAGGAAAAGGCGAATGCTGCTTATATGAGGGAGAATAAACAGAGTACAAACCTTGCCTTGACTACTCGCAGTCAGAGGAAAGAGAGGTCACAACTGGTGACGATTTTAGAGCGGTCTGAAAGTGATATTCGTTTCTGGGCCGGGTTGCTGGCAGGTATCGCTCTCAAGGTTACATTGCAGCTTACTAATCTATGGATATTCTGGCTGGCTGGTAGGATGCGACGTGATGCTTTAGTCCTAAAGGGTGTCGACAGTGTGTTAACACCTGCTGAAGATGTGTTGACAGTTCAAGCTGAAGTGTCGACGGGTGTCGAAATTGAAGAGGAAAGTGTTGACAGCGCGTTGACACTTGAGAATGAAACTGTCGACGTCGTGTCGACACCTAAAAAACTGATGGATACTTTAGAGTTAAATCCGACAGAGCTTGCCAAATTATCTGGCTTACCCAGGTCTGTTGTTTCGGCGATTGTGAACCATTATGATACCCTGATGCAGTGTTTGAAAACTGCCAGGACGGAAGTTTGTAGCGGGTGATCAGGTCTGATTTAACGAAGGATTACACAATGCCCAGCTATAAATATCTTCAGAAAATTCATATAGCCGTTAGAGATCTGGGACTGGCTGATGATGTTTACCGGGATATCTTATGGCAAAAGTTTCGGAAAAGAAGCTCTAAAGATCTTACAACTGTCCAATCTGGCCGATTGATAGAACATTTCAAGCAACTCGGCTGGCAGCCAAAGAATAAGTCGAAGCAACCTGATGCTACGATCCCTTACGATGGTCAGAGTCGGAAGATCCTGGCGCTTTGGATTACCCTTTTTAAAGCCGGGGCCGTACAAAACGGATCAAATAAGGCTCTTTTGAGAGTTGTTGAACGGACTGTTAAGGTTAACAGGCTGGAATGGTGTTCGGCGGATCAGAAAAACAAAGTGATCGAGGCCCTGAAAGACTGGGGCAAACGCGAGGGAGTTGAGTTTGGCTGAGCCGATCGAAATACCTGAGGAATATAGGCCAGAGATTGATCACTTACCGGGCGACCTGGCGCGGATCGCCGAGATGATCGAGGAACATTGGCCTAGTATGGGTGTTGTTTTGACCTTGTTTCTGGCCCAAGTCTTTCGGGGGCAGAACTTGTATTTTCGCAATATTGATTATCTGATTCGGCAAATTAGGGATGATGCTATCAGGAAAGAGTACAATGAGGGGCACAAGGTACGTGAAATTGCACTTAAGTGGAGGCTTTCCAAGCGTTGGGTTGAGGACATCTTGTCCAGGCCGGGCAAGATGGATCAGGATGAGTCGGCCGAGAGACAGTTGAATTTGTTTTAGATAAATAATTTTTTCTTCTTATTTTCATTGTTACGATCAAATGCAATTCATTGCGCCGCAATATTTTTTCAGTAAAACTCCTCTCTTATTAGATAAAAAGACAATAAAATATTAATTGAGCTATTATCGAAATATGCTTTATATAAAATAAGCTATTCATGATATCCTAACCCTTATTTTAATTTAAATGTTGAGGTTGTTCCTGGCAATATGGATTCCAATTAATGTTGTGTGCAAACCATAAAATGTGAAAAAGCATATTGGTCTTATTTTAATGTAGAGAGGAATTATGATGGAGATTCCTAATCCGTTAATATCTGATGTTGCAAATGGGAAAGCAACTCTTTTCCTGGGAGCTGGCGCATCTCGAGAAGCTGGCTTCCCCACTGCGGCTGAGTTGGCTGTACATTTAGCTAAAAAAGCAGGAGAGCCACATACCACAAAATTGGCAGATCAACCATTAGATGCTGTTGCGCAATATTTGTACTTTGAACGTGGGTTTGGAGAACAATGGGTCCGAGATGAGGTGATTAGTTATTTCGCTACAATTACCGAATCAGTTAAACGACCTCCAAGTACTGCTCACGAACTAATGACAATGTTGAAGTGGCGTTCTATATTTACGACTAATTATGATAGACTCATCGAAATCTCTTACGAGTCAACGCGCCAATGCGTGCAAAGATATTTGCCATTCTATTCCTCAGATCCACAGATGTTCCAGTATGAGCCAAACACAATTCGTATAATAAAGCTGAATGGTTCTGTTGATGAAGCAAAGCGTAATGTATATCATAAACTTGTACTAACTTTTGCTGAACAACAAGAGGCAGCTAGCCGTGAAAAGGATTTTTACTCTCTTTTGCGCCAAGAAGCCATTAATGGCCCAATAATATTTGTTGGATTTCAGTTTGTTCATCCAGGTTCGACGATACCGGGTACATCACCTGAGTTTGTGCAACTCCAAAATCTCCTTAGAGAAATGGGACCAGCGGCCCGTACTCATTACTGCATTACTCCTTTCAATTCTGCTACTAATTATGCCAACTTAGCATGCGCTATTCTTAAATCCTCTAAGATTGAGGTGCATAATGCTACCTTTGGCGACTTCATGCAGGTGCTTAGTGAGAGGTTGGAAGGGCACTACACCTCTCTCGATACAAGACCACCTATTATCGTGCCTATCGGACAGACTACTTTCAGTATTAATGCCGACGGTTATGAAAATGATAAGCGGCATTTCGATATACTTGGTGACTACATAGAGGCCATGCAACCACCAAGTGTCACAGATTCTTTAAATGGTCAAGAGACCTGGAGTAGCTTTGTAAATGGACATTTTATAGAAAGAGCCTGCAGGGATAATTTTATTGAAGAGATAGAGCGAGACTTTCAAGAGAACGCAGAATTCCTTTGCTTGGTTGCCCCACCAGGATGGGGTAAGACTTTTCTCCTTCGTGACATAGCCATACAATTTTATTGGTCCTCAAGACCGATTATATGGTTGAATCCTTACGGGACTATGGAAATCGCGACAAGTGGACGCAAGCAAATTAGGCGTGGCGCATGGGATTTGGTAAGGCTCGACGGTCTTTTGAGTGATATTTCAGAATTAGCAACCAATGTTGGTATTGAGGCGAGAAATGCTTTACCTATTGTTATAGCTGACAACTGCGCGGAGCGAATACCCGAGGTACTGGCTCTTTTCAGAACCCTATCTCGCAACGGAAGGAAATTTTTACTAATTTTCTCTGCTCGAGACGCTGAATTTGATGCATTATTAGAAAATTATCCCATTTTTAGAAAGACCAGAGTATTTCAACCTAGCATTGGAGACGAGTCAAGATTAGATGTTCAAAAACTAATAGATTTTTGCTCGCTCCATCATATAGCTACTTTTAAGGATGAATCGCAACGTGAGTTGGTTGTCCAAAGGATAATTGCAGAAGGGGCTGACGTTGCTCTGATTCTTGCCCTCCAGGTGATATTTGATAAAGAGCACCGGCCATTTTCTGAGATTATTTTTGATACATGGAAAAGACTGCCAAATGAAGAATCAAAAAATCTCATCATAAGAGTTGCTGCCTTCCATCGCTTCGGGAGTATGTTTACACCACGACTATATCCGTTAATATCCAGTTTCGCTAATCATGAACAATCTAAAATATTAGAGCTATATCAATCACTCGTCAGAAATGGCGATCTAGCTGAAGTCCTCATTGAGGATGAACCATGCGTTCAAACTCGTCATTCTCTAATTGCTGATCAACTAATTAGAGCCTCGGGATTCAATACTGATAGAATCGAAGAAGAGCTATTTTTGTTATTGGCAAATTTTCGGAGCCATAGGATTGATCTTGAACAAATGCGACGTTTAGTCAAACAAATAAATGATTACGAAATTAATTTATCAACGGATGAACAAACTCAAAAACTATTCAGAGAGGCAGCAACCGCAAGCGATGACGATTGGGTAATATGTCAACAAGGCGCTAAATACTTACTTAGAAGACGCGAATTCGAACTTGCTCTTGCTTGGGCAGAAAGGGCTCAGGAAGACAACCCAGAATATCCACCAGTGCAGCATACAAAAGGAAATGTTTTGCAAAAGTGGGGAATGCATTTTTTGAATAATGGAGATACAGAAGGGGCTGAAAACAAATTTGAAGAGGCTAGGGAATGTTTTGCATTTAGTAGGATAGAGGGTGAACCTGATGAGTATGGATATGTGACTCATTTGGACATGCTATTAGGATTGATCAGTAATGAACGTGATAGGATCAAGATAGATAATCTAGTCGCAGAGGGCGCAAGCCTTTACAGAGAAGGACTACAGGTAGTGCCACATGATCGATTTAATTTCCTGCTCGAATCAAGATTTCAAAAAACATTCGGGTTAAACAAGGAGGAGAAAAAGAGCCTGACCTCTCAACTCACGAAAGCAGTAACTCTAGGCAAAGCCTCAATATATGCGGCTGCTTTTCTTGCTGACGTATTAAACCAATCGGGAGATTTTAAAACTGCCATAGAGATACTCCAACAACAAAAAGGAGTATCGCAATCAAAGGCTTATCTGTGGATCAAGGAAGCTGAAATACAAGCACGAAATGAGAATTATACAGAAGCTGCATTGGCTATTGATTCTGCAAAACGTTTCTCTTCTGAAATTGTAAAACCTGAAATGAAAAGGAAAATGGCGTACTGGAATTTATTAATTTCAATGGCGCTTCGTGAATTTTCTGATGCACGCACTGCAATACAGAACCTAGGGGCAAGTGGCCTTTTCTCAAAGTCTTATCCACGTGGTTACTTTTGGAAGAAAGATACAAAGCTAGTTCCTTCTAAAGAACGGAATTTTCAAGACCATGCATATATATGGAATGGGCGTATTAAGGAAGTTAAGCCTGGAGGTTCTTTTGGCCAAATTGAAATGACAAGTGGTGGAGATAATTTCTACATAACATTTAACCCTAAGTACTTTAAACGCGGTGATTTTAGGCGTGGTGACTGGATAAAATTCGTCGTAACCTTTCTTGCAACTGGCATTCGTGCCGATGATGTTGAATCAGTGCCATTTGCAAACACAGTGGATGATCTCTATATCGCATGAATACATGAAAAATACATAAAATAATTCAGTGGATGGCAAGAACGGCTGCAGCGCGACAATTTCTTTAGTGCCACTGCTGATTACGGTAGCCAACCATTAATCTTGATTGCAAGGCCGAGCTTCAACTATTAACCACTTCCTTCCTCATCTACCCCCTATAAAAATCCGAATCAACACCCCTAACTATTTAATAATCCTCCTGATATATCTTTCATAACATCTGATATGAAAGACCACATCTCACCGGAGGATTACCAATGGAACAGACCCTTATGGCTGTTTTTGAAAACGGCCTAACCCCATCCCTTGCCCTGTCTTTATTACAAATTCTGATCGTACTTTTTATAGTCATCTCCATCCGCAACTGGATGAGCAATCTCGTTGCCCGTCGGCAAGCCTACCGCACCCTGCGCAGCCACAAATACCTGACAGAGGGCTGCTGGGTCAGCCTGCCGACAACCACCGGCACAGTGGACGCCCAGATCATCCGGATCACCCCCTTAAGGGTAGTGCTGGAAACAAACGAGACCTTCGAGCACATCCCGATCCTGCAGTTCTTCGACAGCCGCAAATCCATTCTCAAGGTGAAACCTCAGACCAAGGAGTGCTGATATGAGCAAATTCATCTGCCTCCTGTTTCCTGTCTCTTTCCTCCTGCTCACCGGTTGCGCCAACGACGGCTACTACGCCGCCCTGGCAGAGCAATACAAAGGCATGTGTGAGGACGCAAGACTTGAGCGCGAATTTCGGCAAAAGGCATTGGAGACCCCGCTGGTCAGCCACACCTGGACGGACACGGACGGGAACCAGCACTCCATTACCGTCAACCAGCCTTATATCCAGCAGCAAAGTGAAACAGAACAAAAACAGTTCCACGTCCCAGCACCCTGGGAAGGCGCGTACATGTTCTACAACCGCACCCTCGGCTCGGTCGAAAAATATGTGCCGCTCCTGGATCTCTTCACTGACGGCAGCCAGCATAACAACAATACGACCTATGACTTTGCAGGCGACGGCTATGTCCTGGAAGTGAGCGGCTCGCAATCGAGCATCGACTTTAACAAGGACGTCACCGAGTACATGGACACGGGTGAAGAATGATCGAGACCTTAAAATTTTCCGCAATAGCCTGGCTCTTAAACAGCATCTACGCGGTCACCGCACTAGTGATCGCCGCAGTCTTCATCTGGCTGGTCAACCGGCATGGACTCGGCCGGATCAACATCCTGACTGAACTTTTTAAAAACAACCTGTCCGTGGCGATCGTTGTTGCAGCCGTGATCCTGTCCGTGGCGCTGGTGGTCTCTTCTGCGCACGGGGCTCAGGTGACAAACAAGTACGACCATTTTTTCAAGAAACACAGCCGCCGCTTTTTTGCCCGCGCTGTGGACTGGCACTGGTTCAAGGCCCAGGGAATAGCAGAGAGCGGTCTTGATAGGCTGGCAGTCAGCTCCAGAGGAGCCAGGGGCCTGATGCAGATCATGCCGAAGACCGGAGAAGAGATAGCGGCAAGCCATGACATCCCGCTTCTGCCGTTTTCGCCGACCATCTCGATCATGATGGGCATCGCCTATGACCGGAAGATGTGGGAGCACTGGCCGGAGTTGCAACTCATGGAGCGGCTACGGTTCATGTTCGCAAGCTACAACGCCGGATACGGCAATATCAAGGCGGCATGGCGGCAAGCGAGCAAAAAGGAAATTTGGGCATTTACGGCCGCGCAGCTGCACAGGGTCACCGGCAAATATGCCAAGCAGACCATCGAATATGTCAGACGGATCGAGCGTATCAAGGCCGGGATGGGCGGCTGAACCTCAAAAACAACAAGGAGAACACCATGCTGGAAGTAAAGAACATTATGGGCGGCTGGAAGACCTGGACCGCTGCAGGAGCATTTTTTTTGCTGGGCGCAGTTGATGTCGCAAACGGAGACATCGAGGCGGGTTTGGCAAAGATCACCTTTGCTCTGGGACTTATCGGCATCGGCCATAAGATCGAAAAAAGTAAATGAACCCGGACCTGTCTACAGCAGCTGCCATTGCAACCTTAATCCAGTTCTTTTCAGGGATCGGCCCGCTCACGTTTCTTGCCTCGCTCTTTCTGACACCCTGGTGCGTACTGATTTTTGTTTCATACCAGCAGCACCGCCGCTTTGAAGCGGTTGTCGAGATGTACAGAAACAACGTGGTCCTTGCAGAAGGATTCCAGGAACTGAGCAAAAAACACCAGGAGCTGACCATCTGGACGACCCAGGCAGTGACTGAAGCCAAGGAGGTTGCGCTGAATAATCTGCACTGCCCGATAGTACGTAAAACATCCAAGCCAAAGGATATTCAATGAGCAAAGAACGGTTGATGATGGAAGGAAAGCTGACCCACCTTGAGCAGGATGCCAGAAATCTAATCCTTAAAATCGAAGGATTTTGTACTTCCATCCGCGCAGGTCTCAACACCGCCCTGACTCCTGTCGAGGAACTGGAAATCCCCTTGATTTCCCAACAGATGCGGGACCTGGAATTCAGCTACGTCAAACTGCAAGGCGTCAACTCCCAGATCAAGCGGATAAAGAAGGAGCTTGGCCGTGGGTAAGAGAGGAGACCGGGCCTCAAAAGAAGGACTTGCCAAGGATCTGTACGCCCAGGGCGCAAGCCTCCAGGAGATCTCCGAGAAGCTGGACGTCTCAATTAATAGCCTCAGCCGCTGGAAAGTCGAAACCAAAGATCCCAAGTCGGATCTGGACGAATGGGACCTGGCCAGACAGGGGCATAGAGATTTTATCGACCAGCTCAGATCGCTCTTCAAAGAGCAGCTCGAATATTTAAGGGAACTCTCACCCAGGGAACGCACCCCGGCAGACTACGATTCGCTTTCCAAGGCAGCCGCCATAGTCCGTAAATGGGACGACATCGAACGTGCCGAAGCGGCCAAGAACCAACAGGAAACGGTTGTCGACATCGACAAGCCCAGGATCTTCATGGAGCACCTGCAGTGGCTCTCCGCCAAACTCAAAGAAATCGATCCTGAAGGCTTGAAGATCCTGGCCAAAAATTACGACGCACTCCTTTATCAATTCAAGAGCGAATATGCGCAAACGACCTAAACTGACAGAATACGGCTTTGACCGCTGGGCCGAAGACCTCAAGTCGTGGATACAGGAGTCAGTATCTCCCTTCGAGGATGACACCCCTGAAAAACAGGCCCAAAGGAAAAGACGCGGAAAATACGATCTACTCTATTTCTGCAAGACCTACCTGCCGCACTATTTCCCGGTCGAGTTCGGCGAGTTCCACGAGGAATGGGAAGAGCTTTCCATCCTACGTGACGAAGTCGCTCTGGTCGCAGCACCTAGGGAACATGCAAAATCCACCTTCTGGTCATTCGCCGTACCGGTCAGGAACATCGTCTATAGCTTACGAAAATTTCAACTGGTGATCTCGGACACCAACGACCAGGCCAAGGGTTTTACACTCGCCATCCGTGCAGAGCTGGAAGACAACCCCAGACTGAAACATGACTTCGGAAATTTAAGAGGTACCATCTGGCAGGGCGGCAATTTTATAACTTTAAACGGAGTCCAGACCCTGGCCAGGGGCAAAGGCGAAAAGGTACGCGGCCTCAAGAACCGCCAGCACAGACCCGATTATGCTGTAGTCGACGACTTTGAAAACGACGAGAACGTCGAGAACCCCAAGCTCGTAAAAAAGGGACTGCAGTGGCTCCGGCGCGCAGTGATCGGCTCCATGGGCACCGGTTTTTTATTCATGATGGTCGGCAACCTGTTCCATCCGAAATCCGTGCTCTCCCAACTCATTGCCGAAAAGGACGAGGAGGGAGACAAGCTCTATATATCGAGGGTCTACCGCGCCTGGATCGATTACGGCAAACCTGATCAGCGACCGCTCTGGCCAGCGCTCTGGCCGACCGAGCGGCTCATTAAAAAACAGCGCACCATGGGGACCAGGGACTTCAACGCCGAGATGATGAACCTGACCGGCGCTGACGACTCACCGTTCCAGGAAAGCTGGTTCAAATACTTTGAGCGGCTGCATATCGAACTGCTCGTCCCCTCGATGATCGTGGCCACCTTTGTCGACCCCAGCGCCAAGAACGGCGAGGCTAACGACTACAAAGCAATCATCACAGTCGGCCTGCAGCGGGACATTATGATCTTCAGATGTTTGCACGCCTGGATCAGGCGGGCAACACCAGGCGAGATGTTCGCAGCAGCCTACCGCCAGCATGATATATACGGTGGGTCGGTCGGTATCGAGGAGAACATGCTCAAGGATTTCCTGCACGAAGCGATCTACAACTACGCCCGCGATGTCGGCAAATACCTGCCCTGGCAACCGGTCCACCATTCCACAAATAAGGAGACCCGGATCATCGGCACCCTCGGCTACCTGGTCGAACATGGCAAACTCCTTTTCGAAAGAGGCCACAGCGACCAGGACCTTCTAGTTGAGCAGCTCATCTATATCCTCAACAAGAACATTAACGACGACGGCCCGGACGCGCTGGAGGGCGCTGTCAGCATGATCCAGGGCGGCAGCGGCCGGAGCGCAGTGCTTTCTTCCATGCCCAGGGAGACAGCGACCATGTTTGAAGGGTATGATTTATGAGCGGGCTCTGGGTATCTGAAAACAAGTTCGTCAGCTTTGGTGAAATGTCTGGCAAGAAATCCCTGTCAAATGAGATCGCCAGTAGACAGAGCGCCTGGGACTTTTCCGGCCTGATCGGTTTACTGCCCGACCCTGACCCGGTCCTTGCCAAACGCGGCGACGGCGCTGAGATACTTGACGGCCTTACCAGCGACGGCCATCTGATCAGCGTTATCCAGACCCGCAAATTGGGAACTCTCAAACGCGAATACAAATGGGACCCCGGCTGCAAAGAAGGCAGCAAGCCGTCGCCTACCTCTCAAAAACTGTGCGAGCAGTTTGCTGAGGACTTAAAAAACATAAAATTATACGACCTTATCTCAGCTATCCTGGACGCACCCCTGTTCGGTTTCACGCCGATCGAGATCCTCTGGCAGCCGAGAAAAGACCATATCGCCATCCAAAACTTAAGACCGCTCCCGCACCGCTGGTTCGGCTACGACGAGGATAATAATCCCAAGTTCATCAGCCTGAACAACCAGTGGGAAGGAGAGAGTCTGCCCTGGGGCAAGTTCGTCTTTGCCAACCACTTTCCGACCTACGACAATCCGTTCGGCTTGAGACTCCTGTCCCGCTGTTTCTGGCCGGTCGTCTTCAAACGCGGCGGCCTAAAATTCTGGATCACCCTGGCCGAGAAATACGGTATGCCGTTTCTGCTTGGCAAATACGCTCAAGGCACACCGGAACCGGAACAACAGGACATGCTGACCAAGCTCGAAAAGATGGTCAAGGACGCCGTGGCTGTTGTGCCTGACGGCAGCACTGTCGAGATGATCGGCGGCGGCAGCCAGTCAACCGGTTCAGCGCTTATCCACAAACAGCTTAAAGAAGCCATGGACGCGGAAATGTCAAAGGTGATCATGGGCCAGACCCTGACTGCAGAAATCGGCAATAAAGGCAGCTACAGCGCCAGCAAGACACATGAAAACGTATTGGAGTTGTACCAGGAATCGGACCAGAAACTGGTCAAGGCGACCTTAGAGGAGATTGCCAGGATTTATACATTAATAAATGACCCATCCGCTGATCAGCCGATCTTCACCTGGTTCGAGGTTGAAGACCCGCAAAAGGATTTTGCTGATCGGGATAAGACACTGATTGAAGGCGGACGGGTCAGGCTCACTAGAGAATATTATATCAGAAGATACGGCTTTCACGAAGACGATTTTGAAATTATTGATGACCCAAAAACTCTTGCTCCCCAGCATGAAGGCTTCAGTGAACCGCTCCAAGATACGGATGACCGCGTAGCCCAAGTCCTGGCCTGCCAGAACAGACTCGACCAACTTGCGGACCAAAAAACAAGCCAGGGCATTTCAATCTTCAAACCATACATTGACCGGATAACCGCTTTCTTAAAAGAAGCCGAATCCTTTGAATCAGCGGTCGGTGACTTATTAGCACTTTCAAACGACTTTGACCTCACACCATGGGCAGACCACATCGCCTACGCACTGATGGAATCCCACCGGCTCGGCTCTGACAGCGAAAAGCTGGAGTTTGCTGAAACACTCTGGGGCGAAGGCACGCCTTTTAAGGAAGCGATCGATTACTTCAGAAATAAGAGCTTTACGATCGCCGGTGTTTCCGTTGAGGACCTGCTTGAAAGCATAAAAATCAAGCTAGTAGAGGCCATGGAGTCCGGCAGCGATATCAATACTTTTAAGTCGACCATAAAAGACTTATTTGCCGGATACGGTGTTGAGCAGCTCTCGTCCAACAGGATCAATCTCATTTACCGCACCAACATGCAGACAGCCTTCCAGGGCGGCCGCTATAGCCAGATGACCTCAACACATAACAAGAAGAGAAGACCATACTGGCGCTACGTCGCCGTCCTGGACGGCAGTACACGTCCTGCACACGCAGCCATGCACGGCAAAGTATTCCGTAACGACAACCCGATCTGGCAGACCTGGTATCCGCCCAACGGATTCAACTGCCGCTGCCAGGTCGTCTCGTATTCAGAACGCGAGATCGAGCGCGACGATGTGAAAGTGGAGACAAAGGATCTGACCGGAACGGCTGTCGAGAAACTCGATCAAGCGACCGGCGAACTGAAAAAGATTTTTCTCATTCCTGACGAAGGCTGGGGGACAAAACCGTGAGCCGCAAAAACGGCCTTTTTTTAGATTTCAAAAAGATCAGGCCCAGAGAGACTGTTGAGCGTGGCCAGCGTCTAGGACTAAGGAGTTTAAACAATGTTTAAACGGGATACTGAAAAATGAGTCAACCGGGCCTGATCTGTATTGTTAATGATATCAAAGTCCAAAAGCTTGTTCAACGTCTAATTAAGAAGATGAATGATTTATCTCCGGCCATGGAAGAGATCGGTGAGATGGGCATTGCCTCGATAAAAAAAACTTTGAGGAAGGCGGACAGCGAGCTGCAAAGGCTGGGGACAAAACCATGAACTTGATGCTCAAATTCAAAAAACCGCAAAAACGGCCCTTTTTTGAATGCAAGAGAGATCAGGCCCATAGACTCAGACACGGTAAGTTGCGTTCGAAACAAAGGAATTTAAACGATGTTTAAACGGATATGTAAAAATGAGTCAACCGGGCCTGATCTATACCTTTGATGATAGCAAAATCCAGAAGCTTGTTCAACGTCTGATCAAGAAAATGAGCGACCTCACACCAGCCATGGAAGAGATCGGTGAGACGGGTGTTGCCTCGATACAAAAAAACTTTGAGGAAGGCGGACGGCCGGGCAAATGGAAGAATTTGAGCGACTCGACCATCAGGCAGCGAAAAAAGCTTAAGAAATGGCCCGGCCAGATCCTGGTCAGATCCGGTGAGATGAAACGGATCTCATACCAGGCAGAGAAGAGAAAAACGATTCTGTCACCTGCCAATGTCCCCCAGGCAGCTATCCATCATTTCGGCGGCAATGCAGGGAGAAACAGAAAGGTCTTAATTCCGGCAAGACCGTATCTGCTTTTGCAAAAGGAAGACGAGATCGAGATCAAGGCCATCTTGGCCGACTTTGTTTTGAAGGGAGAAGGATAATGAAAGGTTGGATCGAAGTTTTCAGTACCGGTAAACATACCTCAAATAACGGCCATACCAAGCAGTGGACCGAGTCCGACCTGGACATGATGGTCGACAGCTACAGCTCTGACAAACACGAAGCGCCGGTTGTAATCGGCCATCCTCAGAGCAACCATCCTGCCTACGGCTGGGTCGAAGGCTTGAAACGCACAGGCAAGACACTGCTGGCCAAGTTCAAACAGGTTGAGCCGCAGTTTGCCGAGATGGTCGAGAAAGGACGGTTCAAGAAACGGTCAATATCAGTTTATCCGGACGGCACTCTGCGTCATGTCGGCTTCCTGGGCGCACAGCCTCCGGCAGTAAAGGGGCTGAAAGATATCTCTTTTGGCGACGAGGAAGCCGTTACCTATGAATTTCAGGACATGGAGGAGACTATGCCCACAGTAGAAGAGCTGCAAAAGCAGCTGGACGATGAGAAAAAGAAACGGCTGGCCGCAGAGTCGGAAGCCAAACAGAACAAGGCCAGGGCTGACAAGTCGGAGTCCGACTTTGCTGAGCACCAGAAAAAGTCCAAACGCAAAGAAATTGAAAGCTTTGTCGAACAGGGCATCAAGGACGGCAAGATCCTGCCTGCCTGGAAAGACCAGGGCCTTGTCGAGTTCATGGACTCGCTCCAGTCCCATGAAGAGACCTACGAGTTCTCGGAAGGCAAAAAGGAAACCCCGGCTGCCTGGTTCAAAAACTTCCTCGAATCCTTTAGCGAGCACCCGCTCTTCAAGGAGATGACACCCCCTGACAAAGAGTCGAAGGACGACTTTGCCGAAGAAGAAAAGCTGGGCGAAGAGATCGCCGGGACGGTGAACGCCTGAGAAATCAATCTGAATCATTCATCAACTGACAAGTCATAAGAATTGAGGAGATAACCGATGACGACTGAAACCACACTCGACATGAAAGCCTATATCGGCAGCGACACCTACGGCCCGGTACTGCTCACCAAGACAATCGGGACAGGGGCTGACCTGGTCAAGGGCACCATACTTGGCCGGGTAACAGCAGACGGCAAATTAAAAGAATACGACTCCGGCAACTCCGACGGAACCGAGAACCCGGTCGCTGTCCTCATGGAGGACGCTGCAGCCGCTTCTGCCGACGTGGAGGCGACTGTCGGCTTTGCCGGTGTCTACATAGAAGACAACATGACCGGCCTGGACGCTGCCGCCAAGACAGCGCTTGAAGCACGGGGCATCTACTTCAAATAATCTTTTTATCATTTTCGTTGTCAACACAGACAGCTGAATAGCCAAAAGGAGAGAAACCATGGCAGATCAATTCACACCAAGGGCGTTGACCATAGCAGTCAACCTCATAAAACCGGTGAAGACAAGAGTACTCGATAAGGTCTTCAGCCGCAAAAAACGGCAGCTGACCAGCACTTTCGAGTGGGACATCAAATACTCAAGCGAAAAGCTGATGGGCAGTATCTCGACCAGCGCCGAGGCGACAGTCAGAGGCGGGATCGGCCGCAAGAACGTGACCTGCTCAGCGCCCCGCTTTGCTGAAAAGGAGCTGATATCCGCTGCCGATATCGAGAACATGCGCGCCTTCGGTAAGCTCCAATATCCGGAACTGCTTAAAGAGCGTATCGGCGAAGAACAGTTTGACATGCGCATGAACGTCGACCTTACCCGCGAATACATGGCAGTCAAGGCCCTGTCCGGCCAGGTCATCGACAAGAACGGCAAGACGCTCGTCAACTATAACCTGCCTGCCGCACATAAACCTGTCTTGGCAGGTGCCGCGCTCTGGACGGACGCCTCGTCCGACCCGGTAAAGAACATCCGCGGCTGGAAAAAGCTGATCGGCCAGCAGGCCGGGACAATCACCGGCTGGGCAGCCTTTTGCGGCAGCGGTGTCATGGACGCCCTGATCAACAACGATAACGCCCGTGAGCTGCTCAAATATACGGCAGGCAAACAGATCGCCGAGGAAGGCCGGATCGCGCACCTCGCCGGAGTCGATATCGATGAATATTTCGGCTCCTACCTGGACGACAGCGGCGACCGCCAGGACATGATCCCGGACGATGTTTTTGTATTAGTCGGGCTCGGCCCTGACGTGGCAGCCGAACTCTTTGCGCCGGTCGTCGACCTGAAGGCTGCAACCGGTGTCGGCAAAGGAAAAGAGGCCCAGATCTTCTTCTCTAAAATGTGGGAAGTGGAAGACCCGTCCGGCCAATGGATCAAGGTCGAAGCACGGCCCCTGCCGGTCTTTTTCAGACCGCTCTGCGTCGTCTACGCCCAGGTCATCTAACGAGAGAGGAGAAACCATGTATATCGTAAATGACGGCCACACTATAGATGACGGCAAGGCCATGCACCATCCTGGTGATGAGGTGGAGTTCGAGGAGAAAGATGCCAAGCGGCTCTTGAAACTTGGCGTCATCCGTCCGGCTGGTGATAGCGGGAAGGCCGAAAAAACGGGTCCGTCCGGCAATAACCCACCGTCCAAAATAGAGCTGATCGTCAAGGCCATCAGTACATTACCCATAGACGACCAGTCCTCATGGACCAGTTCCGGCAAACCGCAAGCGGCAGTGCTCTCCGAGATACTCGGCGAGAACGTCAGCGCCGGTGAACGTGACGAAGCCTGGCAGCTGTATCAGGAGCGTAACCAGTGAGCTACGCCACTTTATCGGACTTGGAAAACTGGATCGACGAGGACGAGTTGGTCCAACTCACCGATGACGATGATTCCGGGACTGTTGACACCGACAAGGTCGACACAGTCCTGGAAGCAGCATCGATGGAGATAGACGGATATTTAGGAGAGCGCTACGACCTGCCGCTTGCAAGTGTGCCCGGCACAATAAATAAACTCTGCTGCGATATCGCCATCTACAACCTCTATACCCGCAGACAGGGACCGCCGGACTATATCGAGAAGAAATACGACAACGCAGTCCGGTTCCTGGAAAAGGTCGCAGCAGGAAAAATAAGCCTGGGCGCGTCCGATCCGGAAGGCACAGGTACAAGCTCCAATCTGCAGGTGTCGAGCAAGGACCGTGAGTTTACCGAGGACGTTCTGGATACTTTTTAGGTTAAACGGCTATGAAAGAGCTTTTAAAGGCAGCGAAAACAGAAATTAAAGCCAGCGTATCAAGTGTACGTGACGATGCTGTGTATATCACACCGGCAGTCAACTTCCTGCCGTCCGGCGTCAAAACGCCTTGTATCGGCATAAAAGACGGCAAGGTCATCCGTAAGGAATTGACCGGCGGAGTGATCGAAAAAACCTTGCAGGTCACCTATGTGGCCACGGTCTCGCTTTCGAAAAAAGAGGCATCGATCATCGGCGATGAATCGTCCGATCAGCCGGGCGTGCTCGATGTGATCGGGGATATCGAAGAGAACATGACCGGAAAATTGTTGAGTATCACAGGTATGCAGCTGGCCAGGCCCATTGCCGAGAGCGAATCTCTTTTGTTCATCGACACCAAGGGCAATGAGCTGCAACAGAAAACCATCACCTTTGAATATGTGAAGGAGCGATAAATGTTTGAACTGAAAAAAGGAGAGCCCGCCTTTGAGATTGTGGACGGCCCTATGACCGGCCGCAGCTTTCAGCCGGGCCAAAAGTATAAGGAAATCCCGGACAACTACAAGGACCGGTTTGCCAAGGTAAAAAGTCCGGTCCCCTCAAAAAGCAAGACTCCGGTCTCAACAGCAAAGAAGGAGACTGACAAATGATCAACGCAAGATCGAACCTGAACCTGCTGGCTGTGTCGGCAGGAACCATGGAGGACGAGATAAACAGTTTCCAGACCCTGGACCAGTCTCTGATGGTCGGCGACGGCGACTATCTCAACCTTACCCCCCGCCGTGAAAATAACGCTGGTGAAGCAACCGGCAAGGAAGAAGCCGATAGCATCTATGATAACGGCGCAACAGTCGAGGGAACGTTCAACTTTGAAAAACTCAGGCCCAACCAGGCAGCCTTTCTGCTTGCTTACGGACTCGGTAATTGTGCTTCCATTGCTGCAGGCGCTGGCAAGCAGCACACGATCACCCCGATCAGCGGCGACATTGACCAGTCCAGATCAAACCCCAGTTTTACGGCAGCCCAGCGTATCGGCAATGCCCTTGTGAAACGCCGGTTTGCCAGCTGCTTTGTGGATACCGTCAGTCTTAATTTTAACACCGACGACTGGATCAAAGGCAGCGGCGGGATCAAAGGCACCGGTAAATACGAAAGTACTGTCGAAGAAGAGATCGTCAACGAACTCAACGACACAACGACTCTTACTTTGGCCGCAAACGGAGTCCAAGGCTCAACGCCCCAGGAACGGCTTGATAATGTCCAGGTCGTCAGGGCCTCGGAGTCGGGCATCGAGTATAAGTTTGCGACCGTGACAGCGGTTTCCGCAGATACACCGGCTGTCATCACCATCGAGTCCCTGGGCGGCGACGGCCTTTCCAACATCGATTACAAGATCCTCTATACCCCGGTCGAACCGGCCTGGGCGAGTTTTCCGGCCAAGATCACGGAATCGCCAATGCGTGTCTCCGAGATGTGCCTCTACATGGGCGGCGGCTGGAATGGAACAAGTTTTATCGGCGGCACCAAGGTGGGCGCATCGCTAAGGTCCCTTGAATACTCACTGCAAAACAACTTGAGTATCGAGTTCACCTCCTGCGCTGGCGGCGCATATGCCGGACGCTGTTTCCGGCCTGCCCGGAGCCAGACCATCAAGCTGACCAGGGAAATGCGAAATCTGCTCATGCAGCAATACATGTCCGCAAACGAGTATTTCGGACTCCATCTTCTTGCCGAAGGCGCGGAGTTCGATACCGGCCATAAGTTCACCTTGGAGCTGATCTTCCCGCGGCTGGGGATCTTGAGCGCACCGCTGTCGACCGACAACAAGCGGATCGCCGAGGCCGGTGACCTGCAGGTTTTGCAGGACGGTGTGTACGGATCGGTTATCAGCAGGGTGAAAAACCTGGTCAATCAATACGCGCAGGCTGCGTAACAAATAGCGGAAATCAATAATTCAACCAATCAAAAGGAGTATGTGATGTCAGAAAATAAAGGCCCCCTGGTTTTGGAGATCTGTAACGACAATAAATTGGTGCTGGAACATGTAAAATCAGGCCGTTCAATCACGCTGTATTACCGTGACCCGACCACTGAGGAACAGATTGCCTTTTCCAACTCCATAGTCAAACGGGAAAACCGCACAATTAAGTTTGACCAGGCAGGCGTCCGCTTAAGAGGCGGCCTCAAGGTCTGCACAGGCATTGAAGACGGTGAGCTTGCCATCAGCGACGGCAAGGGAGGACAAATCCCTGTTTCTTCCGATCCGGATTCGCCTGATTACCGGAAAGACTGGAAGAAGATCCTTAAGCAATACCTGCCGGATATCATGATGCTTTTAGGCGCGCATGTCTTTGAGTCGACCGCCATAACATCCGACAGCAGGACTGAAAGCGACAGAGACCCGCTTGATCTGGATATCGACGAAATAGCTGAACAACCGGAGGAAGCCGAGGGAAACTCGCAAGCGACCTCGCAGCCATTAAGCGAGGTCTCTGCACTCTAGAAGAGGAACAAAAATGCCGCCTGGAAAGCGGCGAGTATTTCAAACAGAGTTGCAAAATATGTCCCAGGGTGCGGCCGGAGGAGCTGCATCCCTACACCCGCAAACTCTTGACAAACTACAGCCTGCAGCAGGCCGGGTACCCGCTGCAGGCTGACGACCTGTTACCTGAAGAATGGTTTGATCTGGCCCGGATTAAACAGGCGTTTAATCCGCCTTTAATCTGCCCTTTAATAGCGCGCAAGAAAAAGAGACATGGCTAATACAGCAACATTGCAGATAGAGATCGAGGTCGACGACAACGGCTCGGCCAAGATCAGACAACTCGGCAATACCGCCGAGACTGCAGCGTCCAAGAGTGAAAAAGGTTTTAACAAGGCCAAGAAGTCGCTCGGCTCCTTTAACAGCTTAATAAAGACCGCCACCTCTTTACTTGCCGCCCTGGGCATCACCCTCTCTGCTGTTGCCCTGGTTCAGGCAGCGGACAATATCGTCAAGATCGGCTCTGCTTATCAGCAGTCCATGGCTGAGGTGGAGGCCGTGTCCGGCGCTGCCGGAGCCTCTCTCCAGAATCTCGATGATATTGCCCGCGAACTGGGCGAGACCACGGAATGGAGCGCCAGTCAGGCAGCGGACGGCCTCAAGTACCTCTCCATGGCAGGGTTCGACGCCGAAGAGTCGGTTGCGGCCCTGCCGGGCGTACTCGATCTTGCCACTGCCGGAAACATCGATCTCGGCTCTGCTGCCGATATTGCCTCCAATGCATTAACAGCAATGCGTCTTGAAGTTGACGAGTTAGGCCGCGTCAACGACACCTTTATCGCCACCATTTCCTCCAGCAACACCAATATGGAAATGATGGCGGAATCGTTCAAGTACGCCGCACCGGTCGCTGCCGGGTACGGCTACGAGATCGAAACGCTGTCAGGTCTTATCGGGATACTTGGCAATTCAGGTATCCAAGGCTCCATGGCAGGCACCCAGCTTGCCGCCGCCTTCAGTGACGCGGAGGCGGTATTTAAGAAGTACGGGGTCTCTGCCACAAACGCTGATGGCTCGACAAAGGATCTGGTCGATGCCATCGAACTGCTTGAGGACAGGGGCGCGTCTGCGGCAGATATCATGGAGATTTTCGGCGACCGCGCCGGTCGTGCTGTCCTGGCATTAAAGGGCACAGGTGCGGATGCTATCAGGGAATATATCTCTGAGCTGGAAAACGCAGAAGGTGCTACCAGCAGCCTTGCCGAGATAATGCGCGACACCTTCGAGGGCGATCTTAAGTCATTCAACTCCGCTTTAGAATCTTTAAAAATCGATATCTTCAACGAGTACGAAGGTGAGATGCGCGAGTCCCTCCAGAACGCTACCACCTGGCTGCGCGAGCATAAGGAGGAGATAATATCTTTTGTCGGCGCTGTCGGCTCCGGTATTGACAGTGTTGTCTCGTCATTTGGCAGCATGTTCGAGCGTCTGAACAATTTCGGCACGATCATGGGCGCGGTCTCTGTCGGGGACCTGGGCGTTTTCGATGCCCTGTCAATGGATGCCAAAGAAGCTGCCGAGTGGATCGATGAGAACTCCTCATCCTCGGCCAGGCTGAAAAATGAGATTTCCGATCTTGAGAGCCAGGTTGAAGAGCTTGAGGGGCTGGGCGCATATGATGCTGTCTATCAGTATTTCTACAACATATTCAACGGCTATCCGCAGGACACGGAAAACCAGATTGAAACCCTCAAGCAAAAAATCAAAATCTTAAAAACAACGCTTGAGTCCTCAAATACGGATGTCGGTTCAAGCTTTAAGGCGACCGCTGCTCAAGCCCAAGACTCTTGGGGTATGTCCTATGACGAGCTTGTTAAGCAGCAAGATAAATATAATGCCAAGATAAAAGTATCAAACACAGGCATTAGATCAAGTTTTGAGCTGACCGCCGATCAGGCCCAAGATTATTGGGGCATGTCCTATATCGAGATCCTGGCCAATCAAAAGGTATATAACGCAAAGCTTGAGGCTGAAGCAAAGGCGTCAGCTGAGGCCCAGAAAGAAACCGTTCAAACATACACGGATAAATATAAAGAGTTAACATTAAGTTCAACAGACTATTCCATTTATCAGCTGGAGAGGGAGGCTGATGCGTTTGTTGAAACATGGGATGGCAATGCCGACACGTTGCAGGCGTTTATGGATTATCATGACGCCAAAATGGACGACATCCTGGATAAGTCGGATGAAACTGCCGATAAGATAGGTATCAAATGGGGCGACTTATGGGGTGATGCCAAAGACGACCTGAAAGACTGGGTCAAAACCGGCAAGGCCGATTTCAGTGACGTATATGATTCCTTTGTCGACATGCTGCTCGACATGTGGATTGCGTGGCTGGAACGCATCGGCACAATGGCACTCAAGGATTTATTTACCGACGAGGCTGTCGACTGGTCTTTGAGCAGTGTTTTGGGTCTTAGTTCGTCCAGCAGCGGGACTTCCGGTCTTTCTTCGATATCTTCGATTTCAAGTCTCTCAAGCATTGGCTCAAAATTATCGTCCGGCTGGGATACTGTTTCAGGTTGGCTTGGGATCGGGGAAACCGCTTCATCCGGAACTGCTCTTGCCTCTGTCAGTACCATGTTTGAGACTTCATCCGCCACCTGGGAGTCTTCTGTTTTAAGTGCGATGGATACCGGGGCCGAAACCTGGGCCAGTTCGATCTTGTCATCGAGTGAAGAAGCATCTTCTTTGTTTTCATCAGAGATCACCAGCGCATTATCTGAGGAAACAGCGGGTTATATAGACTCACTTCTCAGCACAACCAGCACGACAACCGCCACAACAACAACTGTTGCTGAAGGTTCAACCGTTGGCTCGTCAGCAGCCGGATTATCTAGCGGGACCATGGCGGGTGTCGGGGCTGCGTGGGTTATGTTCGGTGATGAAATAACCGATTTTATTACCGAGGATCTCACCAGTGCGTCTAAAGAAGGGATTGAGTCGGTTTTTGAAGGGCTTGGAATAGTAGACGAAGAAAGAGATAAAGATGTCTATTACGGCTCAGACGGCACTATGGTCCGGACCATCTCGTCTGAGTATTACGGTTCTGCAGATGAATATTCCAGTGGTTCAATCGATTATCTGACCGAGCAGTTAGGGACACTGACAGACCGGTTACTGGCTTCTCAAGAAAACACACTTGGTGAGGACAGCACGGATTGGACTGCTTATTCACAGGGGTTAGTTGACGAAATTACAGCGACCTGGGAGGTCATGGACGAAGTATTTGGCAGCGGAACCGCCTCCATGGTCGAAAATCTGACCACTACCAGTGATTCGTTCGGGTCGTTCGTTGAGTCTCTGTCCGGCGTTTCTGTGTCGGCTGAAGACGCCAGTACAATGGTCGAGTTAGCAACCAGGGCTTTTGAAGGGGATTCAACAGCAACAAGCGAGTTAATAAGTTTACTTGAATCGTTCGGATTATCGGCAGATGATGCAAGCGTTGCGGCTTCTGCTCTTATTTCTTCCGTTAATTCCACTTCCGATTCCTTACTGGATATATCCAGTGCGGGAGATGACGCTTCTTCTTCTCTATCTGTTGTATCGAGCCAACTAACCACCGTGGCAGATGAGGCCGTTTCAACTCTGAGTGAAATCAGCGGATATGCCGATTCCGCTTCTGAAATTGTGGCGAGCATAAAAAATGATAGTTCATCTTATCAAAGCTCCGGCTCGTCTGTTTCCAGCCACGCGCTCGGCGGTATCTACACCAGGCCGACCATCCTGCACCATGTGGCCGAGGCCGGGTATTCCGAGGCCATACTCCCCTTGCCGTACGGGCCGGGCATGATGAAGGACATTGCCGATCATGTTTCCGAGATCCGCTCCAGCGGTTCGCAGCCGATTACGGTCAATTTGACGGTCAGGGTCGCAAACCATATTGACGGAGAGGAGCTGAAAGAGACGACCAGGTCGGTTGTGACCGATGCCATTGCCGACATCAACGAGCGTGGCGGCGAGATGGCTGAAGTGAGGGTCATGTAATGCTTCTGGTCAAGGCAACAATAGAGAGTTTGATATACCGTTTCAGCGACCGGCAGTTGAAACTTGCCCATCCCTGGAACCGTAAAATATTTTCAGTTTCCTCGACCACGGTAAAGACCGAGTACGATTACGGCGGCTGGTGCCGTCCAGCGTTTGGGACTATCAAGTTCGCGCCTGATTTTCTGCCAGATGTCTGGCCGCCGCCGGTCAGTTTTATCATGGAGCAGATGCTCAGCGCGATTGGTGAAAATGGTGTCGGTTTTTTTGACGGTTCTGTCTATATCAAGGAATGGGACGAGAGTTCGGTCCAGTATAGGTTATACAAACCAACCTATGATTACGAGGTGCCGGATAATACGACTCTCCCTACTACGCTTGTCGATGTGTTTGACTGGTTGTGCGATTCCAGCAGGCTGAATATAGCAAACCTTGATGATTCCCTGGCACGAAGTCCCTCTCCGGCTGTTTCCCATACCACTTCAAGTGATGAGAACGGCATGGACCTGGCTTCCTCCATGGCCGCTTTTTTTACACATCTTTATTATGTCGACCGGGCAACAGATACTTTGCATCTGATCGACATGGAATCAGACAACGGCAGCCGCAGCCTGGTGAACCAGAAAGTGTTCTCACCGAAATATTCCTACAACGCCCCGACATACGAGGTGACGGCGACCAGCGGCGATAATGACTACAGGCGCACTTCTGCTTTTACCTTCGACAAGTCCGTTTCAGTTACACCTTATCATACCGGCCAGACCCAGATCGAAGACGCTCTTGATAGGATCTTGGCTATTCTGAACGCGCCCAGGGTTGAACTAACGATACCCATGCAGGCCGATAATCTGCCTATGCCTGGTGAAAGGATCAATTTGCTGGATAAACGGCAATACAAGGAAACAAACAGCTGGATACGGGGCAGGATGTTCACCTTTGATATTGCCAACCGGAAAGTGAAGGTCACCGGCGAAGGTGGGATCTCATGAAGTGTATATTTCCAGACCTTGTTGTGTCCGTTTCAGCTGACACCGAAAACTCTGAATACCCGGCGACCAACGTACTAGACAGGGTGCCGAGCCTCCCGTATCAAGCGCTTGATAAAGCCGGGACCCTTACCCTTAATGTTGCCGGTGGCGCTGAAGCGGTTGGTCTTGCCGGGTTGAATGGGGTTGCGGTCAATATAAAGGTCAAAGACAGCAGCTCGCAGATTGTTGCCGAGACCGATATCGACCTGGTCGGGATCGATACCTATTATAAATTCTTTACCCAGCGCGTCAAACCAAGAACAAGGGTTGGTTTTGTCTATCCTTATCAGAGCGACGCGCATCAGGTGATTGTGACGATCGATACAGGCAACGACGAGATAATGGCCGAGTGCGGCGTTGGCGGGGCCGGGCCTTTATACAGGTGGCGGGAGTCGACCAGCCTTTCGTTCGGACTGGTGGATTACTCGGTTAAAGACCGCTACAGCTCCGGAGGCAAGTATTATCTCAAGCGGGACATTGTTCATAAATATTCTGGGAAAGTAAGGCTTGATCTTAATCCGGACCTGTTTGTCTGGCTTGATGATCTTGCTCAGGAGATCGGCGAAGAGCCTACATTCTGGTGGCTCACGGACCAGAAGAACATCAACCATTTTACCTTTGCCGGGTTCTACGAGATGCCTTCGGCCAGCTCGGATAACCGTTATGGGTATGCAACCTGGAGTTTTTTAGAGGAGGTTTAATATGTCGCTTCCTGATTTACCGCAGACAGGAGAGGAGAATTTTGATTCTAAAGTACGTTCTTCCTTAAATACCTGGAAGGACGGGATCGAGTCAAAGGCGGAAAACAGTCACACGCACGGTGCTGGCGGGGTTGTTATCTCCATTGTTGCCGACGAGGCTGCTTTAGGTGTCGGTGCAACGGATGGAGAGAGCAAAATCACTGCCGATACCGGGCATCGTTGGGTCTGGGACGCTACTGAAGAAGAGTGGACGGATATGGATGCTCTTGAATGGAGCACGCCCGGTGTCGAGTTCGGCCTTATCGGTTCCACTAATGCAACAGATCCGGACAAAGACATGGATTTTTCCGCAGGTGTCTGCTGGGACACGACCGGGCTGGTTAAGATGGTGTTCTCGTCGGATAAGGTTGTACAGCTTGATGTTGTTCTCGGTTCAGGTAACGGCGGCATGTCGTCTAGTCTGATCAATGACCCGACTCCGCATCCGAGGGCCAATACCCTTTATTATGGTTTTGCGCTTTCCAATGACGACGGCACGGTACTCTCGATCGGTTATGACACTGATGCGGATGCGGCAAATCTCCTGGCTGATCATCCAACGTATACAAAATATTACAAGCTTCGTTACCTGCGCACGGACGGCAGCGCCAATATCATCGATTCGGTCCAGGCCGGTCCAAACGGGGAAAGGATTACTTTTGTCAAGGCATCTGATATGGCGGTGATCAGTAAACAGGCGGTCCCGGAAACTTATACGGCAGTCTCTCTTTCCGGTTGGATACCGCCTCCGCCGATTACAACTCTTGTACGAATGGGCGGGCAGTCGGCATCAGGTGCGCAACATATAGCACTGAGTTTTGACGGGACAAATACGCATCATTCGCTCCGGGTGAACAGTGCAAGCAACGGCGATGGTCAATATGACGCCTGGGATGACAATGACGGCAGGCCGTCTATGTTTATGCCGATTCAATCAACAAGTATTTATTGGGGCCGCGGCGGGGCCGGAGACAATACAAATGCGGATTTGCGCTTGCACGAGGTCATAATAAGGAGACGAGGATGATCACCGTATGTTTCAGAGGCGAAGATGTGACTAGGGCCGGGGTCGATCTGCAGCCCCTTCCGGGTGAATCCGTGATTAAGGTTCCGGAGGAGGATTGCGGCTGGGTTATATCCAAGCCGGAGGAGTACAAGGTTGTCGATAATAAGTTCCAGGAAAGGGAGACGGCTGAGATTGATGGTCTGCATCTGAGGGCCCTGAAGAAGAAACAGAAGGAAAAAGTTAAGGCTGATTTTCTGCGGATTCCGGCAAAGGGGATGATTTCGGCCTCGCTTGGCGTGAAGATCGATTCCGGACGTGAGGATAAGGATAATTTTCGGGAGCTGCTCGATTACTGCAACCGCTTAAGTCTTACCGAGACGGATCTGCGTCTTTATGACAACAGTTTTATCAAGGTGACACCTGCCCAGCTTCAGGTTGTTATTGAAGAGTTGCAGGAGTTCGGGCTGGGGCTTTATCAGAAGAAATGGGCAAAGGAAGCTGCAATCGATCAGGCTGCCGATAAAGCTGCTGTGAAGGCGATCACCTGGGAGTCTGTAGAGTAATTAAGTAACACGAGGACGGGACCGGTGGGAGTAGCACCTCCCACCAAACCATCCGACCGTACCGGTAGAAACGGAAGGAGGTCCACAGGTTCTCCTGCTATAGTCCCGGCGCAACGCTGATGCACAGCGCACTGGTGTAGTAGCAGGTAACCTGGCAATATTCAAGGTTAAAAATGGGAGCGTTAATACCGTATTTTGGAGGCAAATCAAGACTGGCAAAGACAATTATCTCAAAGTTTCCTGAACACTCCTGCTATGTAGAGGTTTTCGGAGGAGCTGCTAATGTACTCTTTGCCAAGGAAGCGTCAAAGACTGAAATATTAAATGATTTAGATAAGGATTTAATCACCCTTTACAGGGTCGTTAAACACCATCCTGAAGAGCTGCATAATCAATTTAAATTCTCTCTCGTCTCTCGTGACGAGTTCAATCGTCAGATCCAGGTCAATCCCGACACGTTGACTGATGTTCAGCGTGCTGCCAGGTATCTCTATTTACAGCGCACATCGTTTGGGGCCAAGGTCAATGGCCGGGTATTTGGTACCGGCACGACCGGTGTACCGAGGCTGAATCTTTTTACCCTTGAGCAGACTATTCAGGACGCTTGGATTAGGCTTGCGCAGGTGACCCTGGAGTGTATCGATTTCAGGGAGCTTATTCCGAAGTATGACAGGCCGCATACTCTCTTTTTTCTAGATCCGCCATATTGGAAGTTCAAGTGTTACAACCATAATTTCGAGGAGCAGGACTTTGTTGATCTTGCTGAGGTATTATCCAGTATCAAAGGCCGTTTCCTATTGACCTTCAACGATACTCCTGAAATTAGGAAAATATTTGCCATATTCAATATTGAAGAGGTAGAATTACTTTATTGTATGAGTAATAAACTGGGCAGTAGATCTAAGCTAAGAAAAGAGTTGTTAATCAGTAATTGAGCAAAAAAAATATACAGCGAATTTAACCGTATAAACTATGTTATCTGTAGACAATAAATGAAAATATCGTTTCAGAAATGGCATATGAAAGCAGGGTTAGCTGTGATATTTCTCCCAATCTATGGAGGGTTGGGTTATTTATTATGGGAATATCTTCCACCTGTTCTTGCCAAAAACATAGAACCAATACTATTTGGTAAAATGTTATCAGGACTATCTTTAATATTATTTCTCCTATTGTTATATCTTGTCCACCTCAAAATTAAGCTTTCGAAAGAAGCAAATATTGATAATTATGAGATTTATAAAACTTCTAATGATCTCATTTTCTACATATTAAAAAATGATCCAAAGAAAAAAGATTTATGGTTTTGTGCCAATTGCATGGACAAGCACCGTCTACCATCAAAGATTCAACCAAACTACAATACTGATAACAGCTTTACATGGTATTGCCCTGGATGTGAAAAGCATTTAAGGCCATTCAAGTATGACGGTAATGATGGCAGAGGTATTTAATAATCAGATAACAAGCCGTTTAACACGGATGAGCCAAACACCAGCACACCGGTTAATTCCAACTATATGTCCCGATCTTTTCATCAGAGTGACAAATGGACGACGAAAGAAAAGAAGGCCAATGGCCCCCAAAAAGAAATGAAATGCCCGATCTTTCATCGCTTACTCAGAAGCTCATTTTAGGTTTAACACTGAATACAGTTTTTCGTGGAGCTGGTCCAGTGGACAACAAAGCAAAGGCATTTTGGGTTAATTATGTTCGTCTCGTGGATCAGTTAGTTTGGGAGTACAATGCTGCTCGCGACGCGCTTCAAGATTATATTGACACACCAAATCACACTCTAAGTCATTTCTTTCGTTGTCTAGCTCACATAGAGACACATATTAATACTGCACACAGGTCAATAAAGTTTGCTAGACGCATGCGACGACACAAAGACAGCCCGAGAATCGGAAAGCTATCGGTCTTATCAGATGATGTGGGCAAACGCATCGCCGATATGCGTAACGATATTGAGCACCTTGAAGATGAAATTCTTAATGGGAATATAGAAGATGGCCAAGCTACAACTCTGATGGTACAGAGCGACCGTGTTGAACTATTTGGCAATATAATCCTCTATTCCGAATTGGCTGAATGGACAAAAGAACTACATTCTCTGGCTGAAGCGCTTATAGATTATCAAGAATCAAAGAAAACATAATAAGCGGATCAATTTCGACTCGCTAACCGCTCGCGAATTATCCGCGTCGCTAGCATGAAATTAAAGAGAGATCACTGATGTCAATTAATGAATTCAGAAGGCGTGCCGAATATGAAAGTACGCTACTTATGCAACGAAGTCAAATTATCCTTACTTTTAATGGGTTAGCACTTGTAGCAGTTGGCCTATCGGATTTCACTGACCTCCGTATTCTTATTTCAACTGCACTAATCATGATAAATATCTTTTGGATCTGGTGTGGAATTGATGCTTCACGATATATTAATTTGCTTAATAACTATGAATCTCAAGAAACTAATCGGACCGATAGCGAGAGGATCAGAACTAATATTTTTCTGCCAATGCGAATTCGACCAACCTTTCTTATTTCTGTATTAATACCGATTATCTTAGAGATATTGTGGCTCCTTAGCGTCATGATCTCTTATTTTAAAGATTAAAATGTTACTTATGTGCCCGACTGAACCTGAGTAAATGCTAACAGAGCGTTTCGCTTGATGGCTCGCTCCATTGCGATTGGCGAGTTCAGTGTATTTACAAACACTATTACGTTTATTTTACTGTAGAATCTGTTGCGTGGCACTTGCTTTGACAGTTACTAACGTCCGATTTGAAACCACTTTAATAAAATTGAAAATGTTAAATGTTACTAAACTGGGTCAGATTTATTGAATTGTATAAACGATTGTTACGATGTTAGGCAAAATCAAATATAACTTTGGCAGGCAACGATGAAAAAAGTAGTCACGAGAAATTTAAGTAATGCCCGCCCACTCTCCAAAATAGTTTCAGCTATAAGTGAGCAATTTAATGAAAGGCTACTTGAAAATAGAACACGTGGTCAAGTCATAGGTCATAATCTGGAATATGGCTTAGGAGCAGAGATCATCTTACGAAACTTGTTATCTGAATTATTACCATCTAGATTCGGTATAGCAAAAGGGAAATTACTTAATTCAACTGGGGATACAAGCAAACACCTAGATTTGATTATTTACGATAAAATTAATTGTCCTGTTTTGTTTATTGATGAAAATCAAAACGTAATATTACCAATTGAAGGCGTCTACAATGTCACGGAAATAAAAACTAAAACAACTTCATCGTCATTAAGTGAGGCGTTTGAAAATCTAAGCTCAGTTTCATCTTTGATATCGAAGCCTAAGGATTGTTCAACTAATGATTTTGTCAATATGTATCCGCCATCACTTTCGATTTTTTCATTCGGTGATACTCGAAAGCTCGAAACAATTCTAAATAATTATGCAAAGCTCTCTAAACAACATAAGAGAACTTACAGCTTCAGCCAATACAGTAAAAAATCCCCCGGATTTAACGACTTGACTGGTGAGTTTTTTTTAGTGAACGAAATTGTCGTAATGGGCAAAGGCCAGATTTATCATATGTTAAGTAACTCCTTTGCGATCGGAAGGTGGGGAAAACACACATTTGGAATGTATTACTCATCACTCTTGTCAGACTTATATACAATAAAACTTCCAGAATTTAAGCCCAATGATTACATCCACTGGCATGGCGCTGGAGAAAGAGATATATACCGGAAGGCTGAAAACAAATTGAAATCAAAGACATCAAAAAAGTAAGACTAACCTGTTTTTTGAGCTGACTGAAATAACTGTGGGATTGTTTCCTGTAAGTTTATTGGCCAGTAGCTAATAAATTACGTTAGCAGTTATAAAGGATCGATGAAATACAACGCATTCATAAGCTACGCTGGCGCTGACGAAGATATTGTCGAAAACCTCCGCGACCACCTTGGTCGTTTTGGGGTCACAGCTTGGGTTTACTCGATAGACCGAATTTTAGCTGCTGACGCGTGGGAAGAAATCGAATCGAGAATTATGGAATCTGATCTAGTGATTTTCGTAGTCTCCAAAAGCACGCCTAACGCTAAAGGGCAGCAACGCGAGTTGAAACTAGCGCTTAAGAAAGTTACGCTTGTTGTGGGTACTGAAAAGATTATGCCAATAGCAATTACTGGCACAAAATTTTCAGCCCTTCCTGTCGAGCTTCGAAGTAAGAATGGGCTTTATCTTGATGGCTATACAGTTAAGTCAGTTGCCTGGAAAATCGCAAAGAGAGCATTCCCCTCTCTAGTGGAGAAGGAATCCGCGAAGCCTTGGAAGTATCCAACACCTGGTGAGTGGATTGAGGTATCGGAATTGGACGATATTGTGGAGCAGTATTTCGATATAGGCGATAAGCTATATTTTCGAGCCCTTAGCCCGATGGGATTATTGGAATGCTTTGCTCCAAGAATCAAGGGTCTATTCTGGATTGCACCAGAAAACGTTAGAGCTTCTACCGATATCGAAAGAGATAAAGGACTTGAAGCCCACGTTCCTAGAATTTATAGAGTGAGCGGTATGATTGAAATAGTACGACGTGGTTGGGAGAGTTGGCACGCAGATCACAAAGAAGATGACAGCTAA